GTAATGTTGGTAGCGTAACTGAGACTAATAGTAGACCCGAGGACAGTGTTCTTGCCTCGGGCTTTGTTGGCTCGGTTGCGTCTTCTCGCACGGTCGCCCTGACTGGGAGGTCTGCGACTGGCGCAGTCGGCTCCGTAGCGGTAGGCGCACGCACCGTCGCGCTTACTGGCGTTTCTGCTTCCGGCGCGGTTGGTAGCGTTGCTGATTCCACTTCGGTTGCGCTTACCGGTGTCACAGCCGAAGGCGTTCTAGACGACGTTGACCCATTCCCGTTCCCGCTGATTTCGGGCCTTCATGCGGATGGCTATGCGGGCACGGTTGGTAACTCCCGCACTGTAGCAATCAGCGGCGTTTCTGCCGCTGGCGCTGTAGGCACTGTAGACCCCATCGTTAGCCAGAACGCAGACATCACAGGTGTCCAGGCCAACGGCGCGGTTGGCACCATCTCGATGGGCGCTCGCACTGTCGCGCTTACGGGCGTCAGTGCTTCGGGTCAGGTTGGTACGGTAACGGAAACCAACAGTCCTACGGAAGACGGCGTTATTGCCTTTGGTTCTGTGGGTACGATGGGTGTCGGCCCGCACATCTTCGCTCTTACCGGCGACGAGGCCCAAGGCACGGTCGGAACGGCCACTCCCAGTATTACCCTTGCGCTTACCGGCGTTGCGGCTACGGGCACGGCGGGCACCGCCTCGGTTGGCCCGCGTAGTTTTGCGCTCACGGGTGTTTTGGCAAGTGGCCTGCTTAATAATGTAACGCCGGATACGGTCCGCAACGCCTCCGGTGTCAGCGCCGCCGCAGCGGTGGGCACTGTTGTTGCCTCTGACACTCGGGACGAGGACAGCGTGCTTGCCACCGGCTCTGTTGGCTCGGTGGGGGCTACGACTTCGGCGGCACTGACCAGTGTTACCGCCTCTGGCGCGGTTGGTACAGTTTCTGTTGCTGAGCGGCAGATTCCCCTGACTGGGGACGACGCTTCTGGCGTGGTGGCTTCGGTCACTACTTCTCGGGTTGTGGCCCTGACGGGTGTCACGGCGGCTGGGGCGGCGGGGTTGATTTCCCCTGCCGGTCAGCAAGCCCTTAGCGGTGTTTCTGCCGCAGGCGCAGTTGGCGATGTTACGGAAACCAACAACCCCACCGAAGACGGTGTGGTCGCCAATGGTCAGGTTGGCACTCCAGGCGTAAACGTCACGGTCGCGTTGACTGGAGTTTCTGCCGCTGGCACTCCCGGCGATGTCATATTCAATAAGATTGTGGCACTGACTGGTGTTGCGGCTTCTGGCGCAGTTGGCAGCGTCAGTGTAGCGGAGCGCCTAGTGGCAGTCACCGGTTGTCAAGCGATGGGTAATGTCGGAAACTTCGGAGTGTTCTACTGGAGTCTGATCGACAACGCGCAAAATGCAAATTGGAATCTGGTAAACACGGAATAGGAGCATTAAATGCCCACCACTTATACCTCTCTCATCGGCTTGGCACTCCCCTCAACGGGCGAGTTGTCGGGCACTTGGGGCGCGACGGTCAACGACTTCATCACGCAATATGTTGATGCAGCAGTTGCCGGTGCCCAAACCATCAGCGGTTCTCAGACGGCTGTAACGCTGTCTGTCACCAACGGCACGTCGCTGTCTCAAGCGGGCTCAGGCTCGACTGGCTCCGCTCAGTACCACATCATCAACTGCACAGGCAACCCTGCCGGTGCGCTGACGGTGACGGTGCCAAGTTCTAGCCGGGCATATCTGGTACTGAACAACACCTCGACCAATCAGACGGTTACGGTCAAGGGCGCTGCGACAACCGGCGTGACGGTAGCGGCTGCTCGCGCTGCGCTGATTGCCTGGAACGGCACTGACTATGAGTTGGTCGCCACGGACGATGCGTCCAAGATGAACGGCGTCTTGGCTGCTGCCAACGGCGGCACCGGCCAGTCCTCCTACACCACGGGCGACATCCTGTTTGCGTCCGGCTCCACTACGCTGTCCAAGTTGGCAGATGTGGCCACGGGTAACGCGCTAATCTCCGGCGGTGTGGGTGTTGCGCCCTCCTACGGCAAGATTGGACTGACGACGCACGTTTCGGGCACTCTGCCTGTTGCCAACGGTGGTACCGGCCTAACTGGCGGCACTTCAGGCGGCGTGCTCTATTACTCTGCTGCGGGCACCCTGGCATCCTCTGGTGCATTGGCGGCAAGTTCTCTGGTGGTTGGTGGTGGTGCGGGCGTTGCTCCGTCTACGATCACAACCGGCACGGGGGTGGTTACGGCGCTCGGTGTAAACACGGGAACTGCGGGCGCGTTTGTTGTCAACGGCGGTGCGCTTGGCACCCCGTCTTCCGGCACGGTCACCAACCTGACCGGCACGGCCTCGATCAACATCAACGGTACGGTTGGCGCAACAACGGCTAACACGGGCGCGTTCACTTCAATCACATCTACCAGCGCCTCCGGTATCTTGACCCGCGCAGCGGCCACCCAGGATGGGGTGGAGTTGATTGGTCGCGCAGGCGGCACTACGTCGCTGAAGGCAACCATCACGCCGACTACGTTGACGGCTTCGCGCACCTTCACGCTGCCTGACAATTCGGGCACGGTGCTGACAACGGGGGCTACGGTTACTGTGGCTCAGGGCGGTACAGGCCTGACCTCTACACCTGCTAACGGCGCATTGGACATCGGTAACGGCACAGGCTTCACGCGGGCTACTCTGACCGCAGGCTCTGGCGTCAGCATCAGCAACGGTTCAGGCTCCATCACCATCTCGGCTACGGGCTCGGGCGGTACGGTCACAGGCGTCACGGCCACCTCTCCGGTGGCGTCCAGCGGCGGCACTGCTCCGGTCATCAGCCTGAACTCGGCATACGGCGACACGCTGAACCCCTACGGCTCCAAGACGGCCAACTTCTTCCTGGCTGCGCCGAACGGCTCCGCAGGGGCGCCAACTTTCCGCGCCATCGTTGCGGCTGACATTCCCACGCTGAACCAGAACACGACAGGTACGGCATCCAACGTCACCGGTACGGTGGCTGTGGCCAACGGGGGTACGGGATCGACCACCGCTTCCGGTGCGCGTACCAACCTGGGCGCGACGACGGTCGGCGCTAACCTCTTCACGCTGACCAACCCGAGCGCGGTGACTTTCCCCCGCTTTAACGCGGACAACACGGTCAGCGCCCTAGATGCAGCCACCTTCCGGTCTGCCATCGGCGCAGGTACGGGCAGCGGTACCGTCACTTCAGTTGCCACCTCCGGCTCTGTAAACGGTATTACGCTGACAGGCGGCACGATCACTTCCACAGGCACCATCACTCTGGGCGGCACCCTCTCCGGCGTCAGCCTGACGACCCAGGTTACCGGCACGCTGCCGATTGCCAACGGCGGTACTGGCCAGACTTCTCTGACCGCCAACCAAGCCCTGTTTGGTAACGGCACCAGCGGTGTAAACGCGTCTTCGCTGCTGCAAATTGTCGGCAGTTACATCCGCCCAACGGCCTACGCCGATACGGTGGTGGCGGCAGGCAACACGGGCACAGCCCTGACGCTGACTTGCACAAGCGGCAACGTTTTTACGGCAACCCTGACGGGCAATGCGACCATCACGCTGTCTTCGCCCGTTGCGTCTGGATCGTCAACTTCTCTCACCTTGATCTTGACGAACGACGGCACAGCCGGTAGAACTGTGGCCTGGGCGGGAGGCAGTTTTGTTTTCCCTGGCGGGGCAGCGTCCCTGTCTCGCACAACCACGGCAAACGCTACGGATGTCTGGGTTTTCTTCACCACGAACGGTGGAACGACGTGGTACGGCAATATTGCCATGAAAGATGTGAAGGCTTAATAGGAGCAAAAAATGGCCCTGGATGCAAATCAGCAATTTCAAATGGACCTTGAGGCCGCCCGCCACGCCAATCAAATGGCCGTGCAGGCCAAGCAGGCAAAACTGGAAGCCGTGCGGCTTGCCAAGGAAACCCTGATCGAGAATGCCCGCAGCAAGCCTGTGGACACTCGTGAGGTTTCTGCGGCTGACATCACGGCTTTTGCTGCTGCCCTTGAGGCGTATGTAAACGCCTAATGGAAGGTTTTGCCTACTTCCCGGCTATCGTCTACAGAGATGAGCGGCCCGACTTGGCTGAAAAGGTTCTGCCGACATGCATCCAATATCTGGATCAAGTTCGCAAGCCCGAGTGGCCGATGTCTCAGTCCGCCCATCTCGCGCACGACCCTGCTTTCAGGGAGGTGGCAGACTATCTCCTGCTGTCGGTTGTAGACCTGCTTCGCGGTCAGGGCTACGCAGTCGAGAAGTACGACTTCTACCTCTCCGGTCTTTGGGCGCAGGAGATCAATCGGGGCGGCGGCACCAACGTGCACGTCCACAAGAACAGCCAGATGTGCGGTTGGCTCTTCCTCGAAACCCCGCAGGGCGGGGCGTATCCGATCTATCACGACACCCGCATGAACAAGTCCATGATCGAACTGGACTTCGTGCAGGGGGCAGAGGTCAGCAACGCCACCAACACCATCCACTTCAACAACATGGTGCCCGGAACCGTGATGTTTGGAAACTCTTGGATGCAGCATCAACTGACCGGCAGCAACGCCGACACCCCGACGCGGTGCATTCACTTCATCGTGTCTCACAAGGAGCGCCCGTGCAGCATGTGCTGACTCCACACGGTACATATATAGAGCCGTTTGTTTGGTGGGACAACGGCTTTACGGAACAGGAACTGAACTGGCTCCAAGAGCAGGCCAAACGTGCAGAACAACGTGCTCCGGTTGGTGGCGATCCACCAGAGGAAGAACTTGTCAAAATGCGCAGATCGCATGTGTCATGGCTTCAAAAGACGCCGGAAACGGCTTGGGTGTTTGAAAAGTTGGGGTACATTGCCTCTTCACTAAATGCCCAATATTATCGATTTGACCTAACAGGTTTTGGTGAACCGTTTCAGTTGACCAACTACGATCAATCAGAACATGGGATGTACGGATGGCATCAGGATTACAACGGAAAGACCAGCCGCAAACTCAGTCTGGTGCTTCAGTTGACCGACCCGAGCCAGTACGAGGGGGGAAATCTTCAAGTTCATACTGGTATGCAGCCGCAAACCGTTCGCAAACAGCGGGGTCTGGTGGCAGCATTCCCTTCGTATGTACTCCACCAAGTAACGCCCGTGACAAGCGGTAACCGTCAGTCTCTCGTGGCTTGGGTATCTGGCCCTGCATTCCGATGAACGCCGAATACAAAGACTTCATTGCTGTTTACCGGGACGTGTACCCGGAAGGGTACTGCCAACACTTAATCAAAGAGTTTGATCGTCTGGTGGAGTCTGGTGCGGGCACAAACCGTCAGCGCGGAGAAGGCGCACCTAAGCATCGTAAAAACGACATGCAGTTGGGGTTGAACTTTGGAGTCCACACCGCTGCTGATTTTAACGGTGCCACGGCCACCCGCGTGTTTTTTGACGGCCTTCAACGGTGCTATGACGCTTATACGGAGCAGTTTTCTGTACTGAAGGATGGAAAAATTACCGGTACGGCAATGAAGATGCAGCGCACAGACCCTGGTGGTGGGTACCATGTGTGGCACGGCGAACAAGGTAACGGAGAGCATGCTGACCGCGTGTTGGTATATATGCTTTACCTAAATACTCTTTCGACAGAAGAAGCCGGAGAAACCGAGTTTTTGTATCAACAGCGCAGGTTGCAACCTACCGAAAACACGACGGTGCTCTGGCCTGCCGCATTTACACACGCCCATCGTGGCAACACAGTTTTTGGAGAGCGCAGCAAGTACATTGTGACTGGCTGGTTCTATTACGAGTGAGGTAATAATGCCCGCAGGAACACCTAAAGTTACACTCATGGGCGGTAAAACAATTACCCCAGGGGGTTCTCAAACTTTTAATGTATCGGGCACTTGGACAGCGCCCAGCGGTATATCTAAAGCAAATATCACCGGTCGAGGTGGTTCTGGGAATCCAGGCAATGCAGGCAATTCAGGCAATGCCGGGAAAGGCGGAGCGGGGTTCCCAGGGGGCCAATCCTTACGTTATTGTTGGGATGGAACGTGCTATAACGTATTTATTATAAATTACGGTGGGGCCGGCGGCAATAACAACAACAATGTGCCCGGCAATTCAGGAACTTCCGGGACTTCTGGTAATATTGGAACGGCCTCTTCTGGGCTTAGTCAAACTTTTCCCGCTGGAAATGGCGGAAATGGTGGGAACGCCGGAACCGGCGGAAATCCTGGAAATAACGGCTGTTATGGGGGATGCGGATTTTTGTTTCAAGGTGGCGGCCCTTGTTGTGGTTCTTCCAGCGGCAATGGCGTTCCGGGGGGGGTTGGCGGCACTGGCGCAGGGTTTGGTGCTTCTAGTTCTAATCCTTCCTGCCCTTATAATAGATTTGGCGGTGGTGGCGGTGGTGGTGCCGGTACTTTTGGCTGTGGAAGCAGCGCAAATGCAAGGCCCGGCGGTTCTGGCGGGGCCTGTGCCGGTGGCAATGGGGGCTTTGGTGGCAATACTTTTTGTAACGGAGCAAGCGGCAACTCTGTTGGAAGTAGTTGTTGTACAAAGCGGGCCGGTGGAGGTGGAGGTGGAGGCGCAGGAAACACATCCCCTCAACCAAATCTAGGCGCCGGTGGCGGTGGTGGCGGCGGCGGGAGAGGTATTGCTGGAAATAGTGGTGGCGCTGGAAACCCAGGAAATCCAGGAACGACTAGCACAGTTAATTGTATAAGCGTTACTGGAGGTGCAAACTACCCAATTACGGTTGGCACCGGTGGACAAGTTGTTATTAGTTGGAATCCTCAATAACTATGGTTCATCCATGTAAAAATTTACCTCCAGAGGCGCGAAACCGCGCCCGTTCTATTACGGTCGGTACTGCTTTTGGGGGCACGTTGGAAGTTGGTATGCGTGATATTCGCGGCCAACATTTGTATGCAATCCTACAGCCGGTAGAAGCAATTGAGTTAATTCATCAACTTGCTGCGGCTGCTGGGTGTCATATCCATCTCCAACCACGCAAAGATTTTGCAAGTTGGAGAAATTGGAAATACACAGAGGAAGAATTGGCTCATTATCGCGGACCTCAACATCTTCCTGGAGTTGGACATGCGCCGCATCCAAACGACATGGCGCCACTGCAAAACAAAGGTCAAGTGCTGCCCGCACCTGAACAACAGCCTGGACTTCAACCCGCTCTAAGGAGTGAATCAAATGAGCAAACTGTGGCAACTCAAAAAACTGTCGGACGGAAGCGCACTAAGCGAGCCGCAGCCGCTACCTGAGAACTGGGGGCCGATCTTCGGCCTTCACGGCTTCATCGACCAAATCGGTGACCTGTCGTGGTTGGGCGAAGCCTACAACGATCAGGGCTGGTTTGAGGTGGGTGATGCGCCTCCTGGCCCGGTTCCGTCTTCTGCTGCCGAACTTGCATGGGATCGGGCCAAAAAGATGTTGGCTGAGTCCGACTGGTCGATGCTTCCTGATGTGCCCATGACTTCGGGCGACAAGGCGCTGTGGATTGAGTATCGTCGCGGTTTGCGCGAGATTCGTCTTCAGCCTGGGTTCCCCGACAACATTCAGTGGCCCAAGGCCCCTGAGTGAACAAGTACACGATCCGGTTCAACAAGTCACGCGGACAACCGGGTCGTGGCTCCATGCTCCATGTCTGGCGCGTGTTTGAGGGCAGCAAGGAAATCCTGGCCAAGCACGTCAGGATCGAAACCCGGTCATGGACTGAGTTGGACGCCAACGGGCAGGACTACAACATCGCGTGCCGTGGGCGCATGATGTTCTTTGAGGACACCGACACGGTGGTGATTGTTGAGTAATCATGGAACCCATCACCGGCATCCTGGCGGCAGTATCCGCCGCTAATGCTGCGTTCGGAGCAGTAAAGAAACTCGTCGCCACGGGCCGCGAGATTCAAGACGTTGCCGGTCAGATTGGTAAGTGGTACGGCGCCTTCGGGGACTTTAACCGCCTTGCCAATGAGAAGGCCAATAAGAAGCCATCGGTCTTCAAGCGGCTGTTGCATGACGACAGCATCGAAAATGAAGCCTTGCAGATCACAATGCACAAGCAGGCGCTGATCAAGCAGGAGTACGAACTCAAGATTCTGATCGTCGCTCACTATGGTGAGAACGTGTACAACGAAATGATCATGGAGCGCATCCGACTGAAGAAGGAGCGCGAGAAGAAGGAGCGCGAGCACCGCCTGCGGCAGCAGGAGTTCATGCTCAACGCCAAGTACGGCGCAGCAATTGCCTTCGTAGCCGTCGCCCTGATTGGGGTGGGTTACTATTTACTCGACAAGGTACAGCAATGAGTTTCAGGAAGCCGCCGGAAGGCGCAAGCCGTTCAGAGAGGGAGGCCCATGTCAAGGCTCTTGCTGCGGTTTCTATTAGCCTGCTTGCTCTACTCCTTGCTGTTACAAATTACTTTGCCGGAAGGAACTCCTCTGCGGTTCTCAACGGAACCATAGAGTCCAACAACCTGTGGGCGTGGTATCAGGCCAAGAATGTTCGGGCGACCATCTATGAGGTCACCAACAACGAGCAGAAGGCCACCAAGCAACGCGCCGACATGGACGAGATCATGGAAAAGGCCCGTGCGGCTGAAGCCAAGCGGGATGCCGCCAAGGCCAAGTCTTCCTACTACTCATACTCTGGTATGGCGCTGCAACTGGCCATCGTCCTGTCCTCTGCGGCCATCCTGGCCGTCACCCTGAGCCTGTTCTACGCCTCACTTGGCGTGGGGGCAGTCGGGGTGCTTCTGTTCTTCTTTGCTCTAGGAGCCTGAGATGCTGTCGCTTCTTTCCACCCTTGGGGGCTTGCTGCTCTCGGGCCTGCCCAAATTGCTTGAGTATTTCCAGAACAAGGCAGACCAAGCCCATGAACTGCGTCTGGCTCAGGTGCAGACCGAACGCGAGTTGCAGTTGGCCGCAGCAGGCTTTGCCGCCCAGGCCCGGATGGAGGAGATTCGCACCGAGCAGGTGGCGATGGAGACTGACGCTCGAATGACCGAGGCGGCGCTAAAGCACGATGAGAAAGTGCTAGAGAAGTCAAGCCGGTGGGTTGCGAACTACGTCGGCACCGTCAGACCTACAGTTACTTACATCTTTGTGCTTGAGTTGGTCGCCATCAATGCATTCATGGCGTGGTATCTGTGGAACCATCCGAACTTGATTCAGAGCATGGATGACATCATCAAGTATTCCGACCTGATTTTTTCGACCGATGAAATGGCTCTGCTCGGGGGAATTACTGGCTACTGGTTCGGATCGCGTGGGTGGGCTAAGAAGTGAAACTGAGCAAGGTGGGCGAGGCTCTCATGCACAAGTATGAGGGGTTTAGGAGTAAACCCTACCTTTGCCCTGCCCACATCTGGACGATTGGCTACGGCCATGTCCTGTACCAAGAGCAGATCAGGCTCCCGGTCATCCGCAAGGAAGGGTATACCGGGATGCTCCGCAATGAGTTCCCCCTGAAGCCGGAGGACAGCCGTGTCTGGACTAAGACGGAGATCGACGAACTATTCCACGCTGACGTCGTCACTTTTGAACGTGGTGTTCTTCGACTTGTTCCCGGCGTATCTGGCCGTCAAGGCGGCTTTGACGCTCTGGTCAGTTTTTCCTTTAATGCAGGGCTAGGCAACTTGCAGCGCAGCCAGATCAGGATGCGGGCCAACCGGGACGACTGGAACGGAGCGGCAGACGCCTTCCGCCAGTGGACGATGGGCGGCGGCAAAGTCCTTCCGGGTCTGGTTAAACGCAGGGAAGCCGAGATTGCCCTTTTCCTGTCTTGACGGGAGAATACCGATATGCCGCTCAAGAAACTCACTCTCAAGCCCGGTGTAAACAAGGAGAACACCCGCTATACCAACGAGAACGGTTGGTATGAGTGCGACAAGGTGCGCTTCCGCCAAGGCACTCCCGAGAAGATTGGTGGATGGGCTCGCATCTCGGCAAGTACCTTCTTGGGGGTCTGTCGTTCCCTGTGGAACTGGGTAACCCTGGGCAATCTGAACTTGATTGGCCTTGGTACCAACCTGAAGTTCTACATCGAGCGTGGCGGCGAATACTACGACGTGACACCGATACGCTCGACTGTCACGCTTGGACTTGACCCGTTTACAGGCAACGGCACCACGACTGTTACGGTCACGGCCACTGCAAACGGCACGGTTACCGGCGACTTCGTGACCTTCAGCGGATCAACCGACACGCTTGGCCCGGGTGGTACTTCGCTGTTTAACGGCGAGTATCAGGTGACCGCTGCGGGGGTCAATTCATTCACCATCACCACCTCTACGGCGGTTGCCGCTGGGAGTTACGGTGGCGCTGCGGTTGTCGCCGCCTATCAAGTCAACACGGGATCGGAATTTGTTGTTCCCTTGACTGGATGGGGCGCCGGAACCTGGAGTTCTGGCACATGGGGTGTTGGCGGAACATCCAACACTTCTCTCCAACTGTGGAGCCAAAAGAACTGGGGCGAGGACTTGGTGTTTGGACCCCGTGGTGGCGGCATGTACTACTGGGATGCCACGACCGGCGTAACCACCCGTGGCGTCGATCTGTCTACCGTATCCGGCGCAAACGGTGTCCCGACCAAGCAAAACTTGGTCTTTGTGTCAGACATTAATCGATTCGTGTTTGCGATGGGCTGCAACGAGATCGGCTCTTCTGTTCTTGACCCGATGCTGATCCGTTGGTCTGATCAAGAGAGCGCGATTGACTGGACTCCGGCAGCGACTAATCAAGCAGGCAGTCTGCGCTTGTCTGACGGCAGCGAGATCATTGCAGCAGTGCAGGCCCGCCAGGAAATCGTGGTGTTTACAGACTCCGCCGTTTACTCCTTGCAGTATCTCGGCGCACCAGAAGTTTGGGGCGCTCAGACTTTGGGCAGCAACATCTCGATCCTGGGGCCGAATGCGGCAGCAATTGGTTCTGGCGTGATTTACTGGATGGGCGTGGACAAGTTCTACGCCTACGACGGTCGTGTGCAAACGCTTCCGTGCGACTTGCGTCGGCATATCTTCAGCGACTTCGACCAAGATCAAGCCGCTCAAGTGTTTGCCGGGACCAATGAAGGCTTCAATGAAGTCTGGTGGTTCTACTGTTCGGCAGGTTCTACATCCGTAGATCGGTACGTTGTTTTCAACTACCTTGAGAAGATTTGGTACTACGGCACGATGGCCCGGACGGCATGGCTTGACTCTGGCCTGCGTGACTATCCGATGGCCGCGACGTATCTCGGCAACCTTGTAAACCATGAGCAGGGCGTGGACGACAACGCCACTGGTACGCCCGTGGCGATCAATGCCTACATCGAGTCTTCTGAGTTTGACATCGAAGACGGCCAGAACTTTGGCTTTGTGTGGCGGATGTTGCCGGACGTAACCTTCCAGGGGTCGACGGCTGCAAACCCGTCCTTGAACATGACGTTGATCCCCATGAAGGGGGCAGGCTCTGGGTTTAACGTGCCTCAATCTCATGGCGGATCAAGCAGCGCAGCGGTCACGCGGTCAGCAACGGTGCCCATTGAGCAGTTCACCAACATCGTTTACATCCGGGTGCGTGGGCGTCAGTTGATTATGAAGGCCCAGTCCGACGCGCTTGGCGTGGCGTGGCAGTTGGGTTCTCCCCGTATCGACGTTCGGATGGATGGCCGCAGATGACACTGCTTGTCGAAAATGTCACCGTACCTGCGCCGCCCAATCTTCCCCTGGCACCGGGGGATTACGACTCTCGGTATCAGGAGCAGTTCAACAACGTCCTGCGTCTGTACTTCAACCGTTTAGACGCAATACTGAGGGGTCTCGTGACTACAACCGTACCCATCCCAATCTCTATTGGCGGCACCAATACGGATGCCTTTGGGCGGCTGCGAGTCAGTCAGCCCTACACGCTCTTCGACAGCCAGAACCGCTACGCTGCGGACAATCAGTTCGACGTGGCCACGACCGGCACGGGCACAACATCCTTCCTGTCCAACGAAGCGGCAGTCAAGATGGAAGTTACCGGGGCTAGTGTCGGCTCGGTCCTGCGGCAGTCCTATCGCTCATTCCCGTATCAGCCAGGGAAGGGTCTGTTGGTGCTTGCCACCTTCGTGATGGACAGCAGCATGAGCCTGAACCTCACGCAGCGCGTGGGGTACTACAACGACCAGAACGGTGTGTTCTTCCAGCGCGTCGATGGGGTTTACTCTTTCGTCCTGCGCTCTTACGTCACAGGCTCTGTTTCCAATGTTCGGACGGTCAATCAGACAGACTGGAACGGCGACAAGTTGGACGGCACCGGGAACTCTGGATACACACTTGATCCGTCCAAGGCTCAGATTCTGTGGATGGACTTTGAGTGGCTTGGCGTCGGATCGGTGCGGTGCGGTTTCATCATCAATGGCGAGTACATCGTCTGCCACACGTTTAACAACGCCAACGAGATCACTAATGTTTACATGACCACGGCAATTCTGCCGGTGCGTTATGAGATTGTGTCCACCACCTCTGCCGTGGCGGCGTCTATGAAGGCTATCTGCTGCTCGGTTATCTCCGAGGGCGGGTTTGAGCAGACATCCATCGACCATGTGGCGCGACGCACCACAGTCTTGGGGACTATTGGAACGACCTTCCTGCCTGTCGTTTCCATCCGGCTTGCCTCTGGACGCACGGGCGCGGTGGTGCTGCCCAACCGAGTGCAGGTTCTGCCCACGACCAGTCAGAACTATGAAGTGGCGTTGATCAAGAACCCCACCCTGACCGCCGCATCGTGGACGGCAGTGCCGACTGATTCCAACGTGGAGTTTGATGTAGCAGCCACGGCCACCACGGGAGGCTCCATAGTGCAAACGGACTATGTGACTTCAACCGGTTCAGGTGGTACGCAGGGTCTTAGCGCGGCCACGGGCTACAACTTTGACTTGCAACTAGGCGCAACGATTGCCGGGGTCAGCGACATCTACACCGTTGCTGTCAGAACTGTCTCTGGCGCGACCACGGGTGACGTGGTTGGATCGCTGTCCTTCTACGACCTGACGCAATAAGATCATGGCACGACTGTTTAACGAGCAGGAGTTTGAAGATTCGTTCAATGAGAACGATCTGCTGAACATCGTCGGCGGCGTCCCCGCACCAACTCCTGCACCCGCTCCCGCTCCGTTTAACTTCAAGGACTATATTTATCAGGGCGGGGCAGACGACACTGTCGCCACTCAGCGCGGCCTGGACTACATCCGCGAGCAAGGGCTTACTCCGCAGCAAGGTGTTGACCTGTTTAACACCAATCTCGGCACCAACTTCACGCTGGATGATTACTACCGGGCGACCGGGACACAACCGCCTGCTGCGCCTGTTGCTGCACCTGCGCCTTCACCTGCGCCTTCACCTGCGCCTGCACCCGCTCCGGCTCCTGCACCTGTTGCTGCTCCTGCCACAGTCTACGACCAACTTGAACAAGCGGGCCTGACAGAAGGGCCGGTAGAGCCGTTTGTCCCTGCGCCTGCTCCCGCTCCGGGGACGGCACCGGCTCCTGCGCCTGTGGCGGGTCCTGCTGATACTTGGGGCAAAGAATATGAGTCGCAACCGTTAGGCGACGGCAGTTATTCAATAAGTTCAATCCCAAACATTACTTTGCCTCCTGGGTTTAATTGGCAAGAATACGTCGATAAGAACCCGGACTTGAAGCAAGCGGGCATTGATACTCAAGCAGAGGCAGAGCGGCATTACCGTCTTTATGGTGTAAACGAAGGTCGTCAGGGAGTACCGGTTACGTCCCTGCAAGACGCCATCAACTTTGCCAAAACCAACATCACAAATCAGAATGCATTTGTTGATGCAGGCGAAGCGGGCCCACAGGGCGTTGCTCGGCAGATCGGCCAATACACCATTTCGCCCACTGGATACGGAACTGTTCAGGGTTACGACATTGCCGGGATAAGCGGGAAAACAGGTTCTGCCCTCCCATTTGCACCGGCAGGTACACCCTACGAGCAGATCGTAAGGACGGACGCAAACGGCAACATCGTCGGTTATCAGATGAATCTGAAGACCGGTGGTGACAGTGGTTACTACGTTGATCTGGATGCTAAGGGCAATATCACCCGGATTGACAACTACGATGAGTCTGAGAGTTGGCGCAAACCTGCCGCCATGTTTGCCACATTCCTTGGGGCGACGGTTGGTGTTCCGCAGATAGGGGCGTGGCTGTCTGGCGGTACGCTCGCAGCAAATTCCGCCGGAGCCGCTGCTCTTGGTGGCGCTGCTCTTGGTGGCGCAAACGCGGCTATTGCAGGGGCGGAAGGGGCAGACATCCTTAGAGCCGCAACGGTTGGGGCGGCGGCGGCTGGCGCTGGGCAATTTGCCGGTCAGTATGCTAATCAAGCAGTTAACAACCTTGGTCTCACGGGTACCGCAGCGGGCTCTGCTATTACGGGAGCCGCCACAGGTGCAGCGTCTGCATTGCCACAGGCAATTGCAACGGGGGACTTCTCTAACGTCTTCCAACAGGCCGCACTTGGCGGAGCCTCGTCAGCGGCAGGCAGCGCCCTGTCATCTACGCTTTCTGAGTCCGGGTTCACTCCAAAACAAATTCAGGGCGCATTCACGATTGCGGGGCAGTTGGCATCTGGGAATCTTGACCCCAGGACGCTCATTAGCGCCTTGGGTGATTTGAGCGGACACCCCGACGCCGATATTGCTGCCCGAGCAGCCCGCACCGGTCTTGCATTGAGCAAGGCAGACCTTAGCAATCCGGCATCCTTGAGTTCACTTCTTGGTGAATTGAACAGTCTTGCCAAAGCAGTTGATGATAAAGGTATCAAGCGACTGCCCGGCACCGTTCAAGGACCGCAAGTTAAAGTTACGGGGGAGGACCTTACATCAGTCGGCGCAATAGACGAAGATGAATTGGTCAACATCATTCGCAGCACAGAACTCCCCTCTGTATCCACGGGCGCGGGCACTGCTGGGACAGCAGGCACGACGGGAACGACAGGGCAGACCGCAGGCACTACGGGCCAGTTCTCTATCGGTAATCAACTTGGCACCGGCGCATACATCACACATGAAAATCAGGCCAGGGCAGCAAACTTGGTCAGCGACCTTGTAGATGTAAACAAACTTGATCGCGGCACGCTGTCGCGGATGGCAAGTTATATCTACCTGAATGATGAGCAAGGTCTGCGTGATGCTGTCAGCCAGTGGATGAGCGGAAATACTGGCGGTGTTCTGCCGACCAGTACGAAACTGACCGCCGACCGTGTCGCTGATGCAAGTTACTTCACGGACGACCCAAACGCAGACATCTTTGCCACAAACAAGCCGCCTGGAACCCCGGGTGTCAACTATGAAGTGGGTTTCTCAGATGCCGGTGTGCCCGGCGCTTTGGGGCAGCGTGTTGGTGTCACTGGCAAGTTCTTGCCAACTGGCGGAGCAGATACGGCAAATGCAGCAATTGATGCGCTTGGCGGAGGGACGGCTGCAACTGCATTTGTTGGGGGCATGGCTGAACTGGCCCAAGACATTAAGGGCGTCCACAACTGGCTAACCAATGCAGACCCCAACAGCAAAACCAACAGAATGCTGCGGGAGGCGGTTAGTGCTTCGGGAGACAGAGTCCCAGAAGATATTCAAAACCAGATAACAAACTGGTCACAAGGCGTACGTGACGCAAAAGGTTTTATAGATACTACAAAAGCCATATTTGGTGGTGCTGTAGATAACCCAAAGGGCGTTGGATTCTTAATACTAAAAGAGGGATTCCAAGAAGGTCCCCCTCTTGCTCTTGGTTTGGCCGCTAAGGGCGGCGCACTGGCGCTTAAATTTGGTAAAGAAATAGCCACAAAACTTGGCATAAGCGTCGATGCCGGTATAGATATTGCTGAAAATGCTGGGGCTAGTTGGTCACAGGGATATTCAGAGCGCAGAGCAAACCTTGATTCGTTGGTAAAGTCGGGCAAAATGACCGAGGACCAAGCCGATCAGGAGGCTCGTCGGGCAGGTTCAAATGCGCTTCTTAATGCTGCACTAACAACCTTTGGTGTGAGCAAGGCTGCGGGCGGCGATCCGGCAACGCAAACAATTATTCGCAAATCATTTACTGATGATGCGGGAAATGCCACCGTATCAACTTCCACAGCCCTAAGCAATCTTGCAAAAACTGTCGGCAAAGAATTTGCGACCGAGACAACAGAGGGGTCGCTGACAAACATTGGCGTAACAGGTGCAGTCAAGGGTATTGGAAATGTTACGCTTGCAGACATCGGCCAAGATATTGCTGAGGGAGCCCAGGAGGGTGTAATTGGCGGCGGCGTTGCGGGCGGGTTGAATTTGCCTGGGACGGCAGGTGATATAGGCCGTTCTGTCACCGGTGGAGGCACGCCTCCCGGTGGCACGGCTCCGACCACGCTCACAACCCCTGTTATTACAGGTCAAGGCGGACAAGTCTTGACCCTTGGGGACGTGCTTGGCACGCCTAGCACAACAGTTAAGACCGGATCGGCATTTGACCTCGGCGGCTTGGACAGCCAAACCATCATCAATGATTATGTAAACGAGGTTCTTGGTTCTGGTGCTCAATCGGTCACGATCAATCCTGACACAGTGATTCTGTCTGGCACAGATTCCAACGGTAACTCCGTATCCCTGACGGCTGCGGACTTGGGATTGGGCCAGACTGTGACAGCAACGCCTGGGGCAACCGGCGCGACAGGAAAAACCGCCGCCCCCGCTCCAAGTCCTGCACCATCTCCCGCGCCTGCGCCGAGTCCGGCTCCTTCTCCTGCGCCTTCGCAAGCGCCGAGTCCTGCTCCCGCCCCGGCAACTGATGCCGCAAACGAAGCGGCGGTGTTTAATGCCGCCTCACAGGAAGGTGTAAACCTGCCAAGCGGTTGGTTTGGGATGTCTGGCGCAGAAAAAGCGAGTTGGCTCTCTCAAAACAATGTTTCGTCCGCAACCATTACAAAGGTGGCGGGCAGTGATGGATTGGCCGCTTTGAAGGCGGCGGGATACGTTGATCTCACAACTGCCGCAGGGCCTGCTCCTGCTCCAGGGCCCGCACCCGCTCCTTCTCCGGCTCCTGCGCCTGAGCCTGCTCCGGCCCCGTCTCCGACGCCAAGTCCGGCTCCCGCGCCCACAGCAACACCTGCCCCGGCGCCTAGTACAGCCCCGTCTCCTGCGCCTAGCGTAGCACCTGCGCCTAGCGCAACCCCGTCACCGGCTCCTTCTGTTGCGCCTAGTCCTGCACCAAGTCCTGCCCCGGCACCAAGTCCCGTTCCGGCGCCCAGTCCGGCGCCTTCTCCTGTCCCTGCGCCGAGCCCTGCACCTGCTCCGTCTCCGGCACCCGCCCCGAGTCCGACGCCTGCGCCCGCACCCAGTCCCGCTCCCGTCCCGTCTCCGGCACCTGAGCCATCTCCTGCACCAAGTCCGGTGCCTACACCTTCTCCTGCACCGGAGCCTAGCCCTGCTCCATCTCCCGCTCCCGAGCCAAGTCCTGCCCCGGTGCCTGCGCCTAGCCCCGCTCCGGCGCCAACGCCTACCCCAAGTCCTGCGCCTGAGCCATCTCCCGCGCCTGCTCCGGCGCCCGAGCCATCTCCGGCACCGACTCCTTCGCCCGCGCCGAGCCCCACGCCTAGCCCGACGCCTTCTCCGGCTCCGAGTCCTGCGCCTACGCCGAGTCCGGCACCGGCGCCTACGCCTACGCCTCCGGCGGAGTCTCCTACTCCTCCTGTGCCGCCACCACCACCTCCCCCGGTGCCGCCGACGCCTCCAAAGCCGCCGGTTAAACCTCCGGTGAGGCCACCTGTCAGGCCGACAGCAGCGCCTCGTCCAACTCCGCGCGCCATGCCTGCTCAGGCGGTCAGCCAACTTGCGCAACTGCCTGGATACGAAGCCTTTTATTACGGGGCACTCAAGTATGGGCAGCCAGGAAAGCGGGCGCAGTCGATGGCCGAGGTCACCGATTTCCAAGGCCGCGCAGCAGCCGCACGGGATGCTATGGAACTTGCGCTAGAGGGGTCTGCGGACGAAAATGTGACGCAGGATGCCGTGGATCAAATCATTGCGATGTCGCAGGAAAATCCTGCTGCGACCATCGAAGAACTGATGCAAATCATTGAGGGCAGAAGAAATGGATGACGATTTCGATTTTGATTTTTTTAATCCGGACGACACCGACATCCTTCCTGATGATGTAGGTCAAACAGGCATTGACCCTACCAAGAGCGGCGGTAGTGGCGGGTTTGATCTGGCATCTATCATTAAAGCGTTTGGTGGTGGTGTCAAAGACGCCAGCGGAATTCTAAAGACCTTCCTTAATCCAAAGGGAGATTTGGGCGGTCTGCCTCTCTTGGCGTTAGCAGCCCTTGGCAATAAGTCTGATTTCTTCAACGCGCCGGTAACTCGCGTAGGCTTCCAGGGCACGATCCCAAAGTACACGCTTGATCGGCAACAGACTCCGATTGCCCAGCAGCGTCCAGCAGGCTATCGTCCAGGCCAGGGTGGCATTACATACTTCACGCCAAACCGGTTCATGCCTTTGGTTGCGCCACCTGATCCTGCATCCGGAGGCACAGGTGGCGGCACTTCTGGAGGCACAGGCGGTGGCAGTTCTGGGGGCACGGGCGGTGGCACGGTTGGAGATGTTGACAATGACTCCACCGTTATCCCCGCAGCAGCAGGCGGTCGAATGGTTGGCGGCCTGGAGATGCTTGCCAAGGGCCGATACCTTAAGGGGAACGGTGATGGGGTGTCGGATTCCATCCCTGCCGAGTTTGCCGGTTCCGGCCAAAAGGCCATGTTGGCAGATGGTGAGTTTGTGATCCCGGCCCGAGTGGTTTCGGAGATTGGCAACGGCTCCTCTGATGCTGGTGCTAGGAAACTCTATGCAATGCTTGACCGCATCGAGGCGCAGGCAAAGAAGGCCAAGCGCGGCAAGCCGTCCGGCGCTGACCGTGAACTGAACAAACTTGCTTAAGGATCAATCATGGCAACTAGCCTGACCAACATCTTTGGTTCCAACGCCGCCACTTCGTCGCCTTCCGGCACAACGGCAGGAAAGGTTTCGGGGCAAGAAGGAACTCTGTCTTCCTGGGCTGCGCCGTATGTGACCTCTATGCTTGGCAAGGCTGAAGCCCTGACCGAGCAGCCGTATCAGGCTTACCAAGGACCGCTGACTGCCGGTCCTTCTTCGCTTCAGCAGCAATACTTTAGTGGTCTTGAGAAGATTGGATTCCCTGGGCAACTGGGGCAGTCGTTCACCTCTACCGGTGCGCCGACTATCCCGACGGCTTCGACCACAGGGCCTTCACAGGCCACAGCGGCTGCATCTGGGATTGCGGGTCAGTACATGAATCCGTATCTCCAGAATGTGCTTCAGCCGCAACTGGAAGAGATGCGTCGTCAGGCACAGATTCAGCAGATGCAGAACGCCTCTCGCATGGCTAAGGCTGGCGCGTTTGGCGGGGGCCGTCAGGCCATCATGGATGCAGAGTTGCAGCGTAACCTGATGACGCAGATGGGCAGCACCATAGGTCAGGGCTATGCATCTGCTTATGACAAGGCGATGGATCAGTTCAACCGCGAGCAGGCCCAGGCTTCTGGTCTTGCACAAATGCTTGAGCGAGGTGGTGCTGCTCAACGCGCCATTGAGGCAGAAGGTATCGCGGCAGACCTTGGCGAGTTCCAGCAGCAGCGGGATTATCCGTATAAGCAACTGCAATTCCAGCAGTCCATGCTTCAAAACATGCCGCTCATGGCGCAGAACGTTTCGTATCAGGAAGACAGCCCGTTTGTAAAGTTGCTTAATGCTGCCGGTGGGCTTGAGGCTCTTTACAAAGTTATGTTTCCGAATACTCCAGCACAGGCCCCTGCTCCGGCACCGGCTCCCGCTCCGAAACCCTAAAGAGAGTGCTCATGGCTATGCAAGAACAGCAAACTCAAATCCCCGAGGCGCTTCTTGGAGCAATGATGCTCGGGCAGGCGGCGCAGTCCGGGCAGTTCCAACCCACTACTCCTGACGGTACGCCTACCGTTGCTGCAAAACTGATGCAGCAGGCAACTGCCCCGATGATGGGGGTGGCTCAAGCGGCAGAGCAGGCTGGTCTTGCTGGGCAGATTGAAGCGATGCAAATGCAGAAAGCGCAACAAGCGCTGATGAACAATGCCATGCAGCGACAGCAAGTCGGTGGCTTGGAAGCGATGAGTCCGCCGATGGGCAACTATGCCTATGGCGGCATCGTTGGTTATGCCGGTGACGAAGAGAGTTTTGTAGTTGAGCCCGCCCAGGCTGGCTCTGCTGCACAACCCGCTCAGGTTAACGTAGGAGAAGAAACTCCCGAAGCGCAGTTCGCTCTTGGATTGGAGGCTCTCCGTCGCGCCCAGGGTCAGGAAGTCCCTAATCAGCGAATTCTTGATCGGCTTCAGCAAAGAGAACAAGCCCGTCAACAATTCCTTCAGGGAGAAGGAGTAAGCCCTAAATTTCTTGAGGAAGAGGCGGCCAAGATTCAACAGCGCGGTGATGAGCAGGCTAAGTATTACGCTGACCTTGCCGCCGCCAAGAGGGCGCAGCAACAAGAAGATGCTCGCATGCAGTTCTTCCTGGGAGCGCGTGGTGCCCAGTTTGGCGAAGCCATGCGTACTGGAGCCGAGGCTGCTATCCGTGGCGAGAAGGCTACCGAGGCCGCTGTTGAACGGCTGAATGAATTGAGGTTTGACATCCAAAACCTAGCCGCCAAGGAGCGGCGTCTTTTGGATAAGGCTAGGTTTGACATCGCCAACGGCAAATTTGATAACGTAGATAAAGAACTGCAAGAAGCCGAGAAAACTCGTCAACAGCGCGAACTCAAGGAAGTTGACTTGCGCCGCCAGATGGCGATGGAGTACGGTCGCAGTGAGCGCGCGGCAGAGACTGAAGAAACCCGTCGTCGCGGTCAGGACATGCGGCTCCAGGGTATCAGGGAAAGGCTTGAAAGGGCTCAGAGTACCGGCACTGCCAAAGGCGCTCGTGTCCAGAGGACGATAACCGGGCCAGATGGCGGAGTTGTTTTGATCATGTCTGATGGCACTCAGGTTGCCACAGGCATTACCTCCGGTGAATTCAACCGTACCGTTGCCCGTTTGATTACCGATATGGCTCGCCGCGATCCTGCATTTGCGGAGTTGCCGGAGGCCGAGAAGCGGACCAAGGCGCTTGAGCGTTTGACCGGAAGTCCTACCGGGGCTGCTCCGGCACCCGCTCCTGTTGCGGCACCGAGGGGGACAAGAGAGAATCCGATCAAACTCGATTAAGTTAAATCATGCCGGTCTACCAATATAAAGGTCAGTACTACGAACTCTCGGAAACTGACCCGGCGGCAGCCAAGGCGAAAATCCTGTCTCACCTTGGTGAGCAAGCACCGGCAGCGCCCGTCAGTCCTCCTCAAACTCTTGCCGCACAGGCCGGGCTGGATCAGCGTCCGTCCACGCCTGCGGGCTTCATGCTCCGCCCTGAGTTCGTGGAGCAAGTCCGTTCGGAGTACGGCAACTTTCCTCCTGAGCAGCGCCGTGCCGCTTTGCAAGAAGCCTCTATGGGCCGTGGCGTCCGTGCGGATGCAGCCAAGAGAATCCTTGCCGACCTAGCCGTTGAGGATCAGCGCCGCCGTGAGGTGACCCAAGGCCGTGAGGGCCTGATGGGCATCCTAGCCGCCGCGCAGCAGCAACCTGCACCCCGTCAGCCTGCGGCACCAGCAGGTCCGGCTCCTCGTGTGCAGTTCCCTGATGTCTCCCCCACGATTGGGGACATCATGGACATGGTTCCTGAGCAGGAGCGCATTCAGCGCCGTCTTGCCCAGGATGAAGCCGCCCGTACTTTGGAAGCGGCAGAGTCAAGCATCGAGGCCACCCGTGCCCGCGAGCAAGAGCGGATGGGTGGGCTTGAGCAAATTGGCAAGTCCTTTACTGAGGTTGGCATTCCGACCGCAGAGGCCGGCGCCCTTGGCCTTACCGCCGTCGCGCAACAGGCGCAGATGGCAAAGATTGGCGACCAACTCAAGGAACTGGAAGCCCAGGGTCAAGGCAATACGCCGCAGGCTGACCGGCTCCGCAAGGTGCTTGAGCACTACTCCAGTCGGCAACAGGTTTATCTCGGTGACCTTGCACAGACCCAGGCTAAGTTGAGCACTGCTCCGGTCTATCGCGGTGTCCGTGAACTGACTGAAGCCGAGACATTTACCGACGCTGCCAAGGCGTTTGCCCGCAATCCGGTCAGCATCGTGGCAAACCTGACGGCGCAGTCCTTGCCGTCCATGCTGCCCGCTTTGGTGCTGGGCGTCATCAATCCCGCGTTGGGTGTTGCTGCTATGGGCGGCAGTTCCTACGGGGTTGAGTTTGGAAATGAACTGCTTGGCTTTGCCAGGGAGAAGGGGTTTGACACCACCGATCCCAAGCAGATGGCTCAGTTCATGCAGAACTCTGAACTGCTCCGTGAGGGCGTGAACCGCGCCGGGACGAAGGCCGGTATCGTTGCCGCCGGAGACATGCTGCTGACTGGCTTGGCCGCGAAGACGCTGGTGCCCAAGCGGATCACCGGGCCTGTTGCCAAGAACGTCACCAATGTCGGCGTCCAGATGGGCGTCCAAGGCGTTGGTGGTGCTGGTACAGAAGCCTTGGCTCAGTACGTCACCACAGGTGAGATCAAGCCCGGCGAGGTGGTGGCTGAAGCCGTTGGCGAACTAGGTGGCGCTCCTGCTGAAGTGTTCACCCAAACCGCCCAGGCCCGTCGTGAGGCCCGCGCTGCTCAGGCCGCACAAGCCGCGCAGCCTCCGGCGCCTGCCGCTCCAGTTCCTCCCGCTCCAGTTCCTCCCGCTCCTGCCGCTCCCGCTGAACGGATTGAGCCGACCTTCGATGAGCGCGCTGTTCCTCCCGCTCCTGCCGAGCGAGTTGAGCCTACGCTTGAGGGCGCTCCCGTTCCTTCGCCTGCCGCGCAAACCATGCGTGAACAGCAGGACGCTATTGAGAAGATGGAGCGCGAGGCTCTGAAACTGGAGCCCGGTGAGCCGGTGCAGGAAGCGGCCAAGGATGCGCTTCAGATTGAACCAGAGCCGCCGCAGACTGAACTGCCCCGTCAGGCGGTCGTCGAGGTTCCGGTCGGTCAACTAAAACTGTCAGAGGATGTGCCCCAGTTCAAGATGGGTGCTGACAAGGCAGGCATCGTTGAGCCGCTGGGTGGCAAGTTTGAGCGCACGGGTGTTGCGCCTATTCAGGTGTGGCGCAGGAATGATGGCCGGATGGAGATCATCTCCGGTCGGCATCGCTTTGATCTTGCGAAGCGCAGTGGCGAGAAGACCATCCCGGCGCAGATTCACGATGAATCCAAGGGATTCACCCGTGACATGGCTGCTGTATTGGATGCGGAACTCAACATCCGTGACGGTCAAGGAAAGGTAAAGGACTATGTCAACTACTTCAAAGGCACAGGGCTCGACCGGGAAACGGCAAACGCACGAGGACTACTGGCAAGAGCGCCGGGCAAGCGGGCTTTCTCAATCGCAAATGACGGAAGTGATGAACTCATTACCGGTGTCCGTGCCGACCAAATCCCTGATGAGGCGGCGTACCTCATCGCAATCAACGCGCCCGGCGATGCCCGGCTCCAAAGCGTAGGCATTAAGGCGATTGCTGATGGCAAGTCTGCTGCGACTGCCGTCAACATGATGCAGGCTGTTCGCGCCCTGGCTGGGGAAGCGGACACCACGACCGACATGTTTGGCTTTGACGACTCCGCCATAAAAGAGGCGGAGGAGATGGCCAAGATCGCCAGTCGCAAGCAGAAGGAAATCCAGACCCGTCTGTCTGCCATCTCTGGTGCGGCCCGCAATCCGCAGTTGGCTGCTTCCGAGGGTATCGACATCCGTGATCCCCAGGCTGTCAACAACCGCATCAATGAACTGCGGCAGATGAAGGCGTCTTGGGACAACTGGTCTACCAATCCTCAACTGGTCGCTGAAGTTCGTGCCGAGCGTGGCGTTGCGCCCCCGGTGCTAACTACGCAGACTCCCGAAGAGTTGCGCGCCAAGGCCGAGCGTGAAGAGCGCGCCCGCAAGGAAGAGCAGGCCAAGCCTGCCGAGGTTCCGCCTGCTGAAGAGTTTGTGCTGACCGGCAGTGAGCGTGCTGCTGATGAGGCTGCGGCCCGTGGTCAGATGGAGTTGGCTCCTGCCGAAGAGAAGGCTGAAGCAAAGCCCGGTGAGGCGGTGGACGAGAACGACACCGGATTCCGTGGAGCCTCTGACGAAGAGGTGAGTGAAGTTGCTGGCGCCTTCAAGGATGCCAAGCAAAGCCAGGAAGATGAGCGGGAAACCCGAGTCTTTGATCCGCCTGCCAAGAATGAAGTTGTGCGGATTGAGGACAAGGTCCGTGTCTACACCAAGGATCGTGGCTACATGACCTTGGACGAAGCCAAGCAGGAAATTGCCAAGTGGCGGCAACACGCCTTTGAGCAGGGCGATACCGGCGTCAACGCCAACAAGGTTGTCCTATCTCTGTTTGACCTGACGGGCGAATGGAGCATGCCATGGGATGCGGCTGGGTATCAGGTCTTCCGGTTTGATATTCAGACCGACCCTGAGTACGGGGATGTCAGCAAGTTTTCCGGTGACTTCTTCAACGACATCTTTGGCGCATTTGATGGTCAGGACATCTACGCAATCCTGGCCGCTTGCCCCTGCACTGACTTTGCTTCCAGTGGTGCCCGTCACTTTGCCGCGAAGGACGAGGATGGCCGCACGCTAGAGTCGGTCGAGTTGGTCCGTCAAACCTTGGCGACCATCGAATACTTCAAGCCTTCCGTGTGGGCGATTGAGAACCCTGTCGGGCGGATTGAGAAACTGACCGGCCTGCCGCCCTGGAGGTCTTCGTGGAACCCGAATCACTTCGGTGATCCGTACACCAAGAAGACTCTGCTGTGGGGTCGGTTCAATGCCGACATGCCGATTGCCCCTGTCGAAGCGACAGAGGGATCGAAGATGCACCGCATGTATGGCGGCAAGTCCAAGGCCACCAAGAATGCCCGCAGCGTAACGCCGGAAGGATTTGCCTACGCCTTCTTCATGGCGAACAACGCTGTGGACAACCCGGTGCTGGCGATCTCCAACAAGTATGACTTGATGGATCGTGCTGTCTTTGAGGAGGCGGTGAATGCGGGCATGACCTACGAGGAAATCTCGGAGGTGATTGATGATCCGTATTACTTTGACAAGGACTACAAGCGGGCCGAGGCTGAACTGCGCGAGGCGATCAAGTCCGGCGGCAAGCCCAAGGAACAAACGCTGTTCAGCATTGAGCGCAATCTTCCTCCGCCCGAGTACGACTTCTCATCCCAGCAGCCTGTTGCGGGCGAGCAGTCCCGCTCTCCGTCGCTCAAGCGCAAGGTCAAGACACTGAACCGTCAGCGCGAAGACAAGAAGATCACGCCAGAGAAGTTTGTTGAAGAGGTTGATGCTGCCGTCAAGGCTGATGAGGAAAGAAAATACTACAAGGCTACCGCCAAACGAGTGCGCGGCGCGGACTACATCCGTCAGCGTTTGCTTGAGGCCAAGCGTCGTGGCGAACTCTCTGAAGAGGGAGTAAATCTAGCAGAGTGGTTCATCCTTCAGAACGAGAATCTGGTGGGCGACCTGGGTGTTGCCATCAAGAGCCCAAAGAAAGGTGGCACCGCCGGTTTCTACGAATCTTCTCGGCGAATCATGGCGCTGATGAAGGAGTCTGGCAACGAAGCAACCATTGTTCACGAAATCCTGCATCACACTGAGCGGATGATGCCCGTGGAGATGCAAGATGCCATCCGCAAAGAGTGGCTGCGCTCACTGGTCTCTGCTCAGAAGAAGGCCAAAACCCCGGAGGAGAAGTTCTTCTTCGAGGCGGTGATGAACCATCACTTTGGTAGCGGCACCATTGGGGATTTGAAAGATGCTGCCGCGTTCACCTTGCGTCTGTCAAAGATGGGGCTTGACACTGGCCTGTATGACAGAAGTTACCGCATCGCCATTGAGATGTTGCGTCGCGGCATGGTCAAGATGAGCGACTACCAGTTCGTCAACCCGTCAGAGTTTTGGGCAGTCAACGCATCAGAAATTGTGAAGGGGCGTTACGAAGCCATCCAGGGTGGATTGCTTGCGCGCATGAAGAACTGGCTCAAGGAACTGGGCCAGAAGATCAAAGGCATCTTTGGTCTGAAGTCTGATGCGCCGTTGATCAAAGCACTTAATAGTCTGAGCGAAGGCGACGGCAAGTTTGTCAGCAAGGACATGCTGTCTTCGCAGGAAGACTACTTGCAGATTGGGAAAAACATTTACGGGCGCAAACCTCTTGCGGCCTGGACGATGCCCGATGAAACCAAGTTGGATGCTGACCTGATCTATCGGTTGCAGAACAAGCAGATCGACCTCAAGCGCGCTGTTGATGCAATTGATGAGGCGGCTGGTGGCATTGAGGATCGGTGGGACGCCTACCTGCAAGAAGAGTTGTATCACGGTCGCACGGCCAGGGAGACTGCAAACTTCCTGCGCGAAGAGGTTCGTCCTCTGCTAGAGGCAATGAACGATGAAGGCGTTTCTATCGCTGAAATTGATGATTACCTGCACAACCGGTTTGCAGAAGAGCGCAACATCCAGATCGCCAAGATCAACCCGGCATATCCCAACGATGGAACGCCCGGCTCTGGCGGCTCTGGTATCGACACGTCTGATGCCCAGGCTTACCTGAACAACCTGACGCCCGAGCAGCGCGCGAAGTATGAGCGGATTGCCAAGATGGTGGATAACATTACCAAGGGCACCCGCGAGTATCTGGTGGACAGCGGACTTGAAGAGCGGTCAACAATTGATGCTTGGGAGAAGACATATCCTTCGTATGTCCCGCTGAATCGTGGCGATATTGAGTACACCACCACGATTAGCACGGGTACCGGGCAAGGCTATAGCGTTCGCGGACCGTCCTCTCGCCGTGCAACGGGCTCTCGCCGTACCGTTGTTGACATCCTGCCCAACATCATCATGCAGCGCGAGCGCGCCATCGTGCGTGGCGAGAAGAACCGCGTATCGGTGGCAACGTATGGGTTGGCATTGCAAAACCCCAACCCAGAGGTGTGGCTGGCGGTAAACCCACAAGCCAAAGAGTCCAAGAAAAAAGCGATCAATGAACTGATCAGCATGGGGCTAACCAAGCAAGACGCCGAAGGTCTGATGGAGGAGCCCACCGTTACTGTCGTTGACCCGTTGACGGGATTGGTAACCAAGCGGGTAAATCCTGCGCTGCGTGGCGCGGACAACGTGCTTGTGGCTCGGGTCAACGGCCAGGATCGTTACGTCTTCTTCAACACGCAAAATCCCCGTGCTGCGCGGATGGTTGCTTCGTTGAAGAACCTAGACGCCGACCAATTGGGAACGGCCTTATCGTTGATTGCCACAGGAACTCGGTGGTTCGCCAGCGTCAACACGCAGTACAACCCAATCTTTGGGGTGTTTAACTTCTTCCGTGATTTCCAAGGTGCCGCCGTTCAGTTGTCGGGCACGCCGCTGGCAAATGAGAGAAAGAAGATTCTCTGGCCTTCGAACATCGCTGGGGCCATGTCCGGCATTTACTCCACGCTTCGCAAGGAGCGCGCCGGGTTGCAGCCTGCCACCAAGCAGTGGGCCGATCTGTGGCAAGACTTCCAGGCTCAGGGTGGGCAGACGGGATACCGCGACATGTTCAGCCGTTCGCAAGAACGTGCCACTGCGTTGCAGCGCGAGATCGACCGGATGAACCAAGGCGTGGTTCGTCGTGGGGGTAACGCAATCTTTGGATGGCTTGCCGACTACAACGAAACCCTTGAGAACGCTGTTCGCTTGAGCGCATACAAGGCTGGTCTTGATGCGGGCATGAGCAAGGAGCGCGCGGCTAGTGTTGCCAAGAACTTGACGGTCAACTTCAACCGCAAAGGTCAGATTGGAGTGCAGGCAGGTGCGCTGTTTGCCTTCTTCAACTCTGCTGTTCAAGGTACAACCCGGCTGCTTCAGACTGTTGCCAAGATGGAGCGGCCTGGGGACATCAGAAGCCTGCGTCTGACGAAGGCCGGTAAAGTGGTGATCTATGGTGGCCTGCTGCTAGGAACCGCCCAGGCTATTGCCTTGGCCGCGATGGGATATGACGAGAACGAGCCGCCTGACTTTGTGAAGGATCGGAACCTCATCATTCCGCTTGGCGATGGCAAGTATTTGGCTTGGCCGCTGCCGCTGGGCTATCACGTTATCCCGGCTGTTGCTCGCATCCTGACAGAGTGGATGATTGCTGGCGGCAAAGACCCGGCCAAGCGAATTGCCCATCTTGCTGATGTGATTCTTGATGCCTTCAACCCAATTGGCAATGCGGGCTGGTCTGCTCAGTCGATTTCCCCGACTGTTTTTGACCCCCTCGTTGCGCTGTTTGAGAACAAAGATTGGACCGGCAAGAAGATTGCAAAGGAAGATGTCAGCAAACTGGACCCAACTCCGGGGTACACCCGCGCCAAGGAGAATGCTTCTTGGATCAGCCGTCAGTTGTCGTACTACCTGAACCTTGCTTCTGGTGGAGACAAGGATAAGCCTGGGGAGTTCAGTCCAACGCCGGATCAGATCGACTACTTGATTGGTCAAGTAACGGGTGGTTTGGGCCGAGAGATTCTTAAAGCGGCCAAGACCACAGAGGCAATGATCACGGGCGAGGAACTTGCGCCGTACAACATCCCGTTGGCAGGCCGTTTCTATGGCGACACCAAGGCGGGGTACGCAGAGTCGTCTCGGTTCTACAAGAACCTTGAGGAACTGAACATCCTTGAGAACCAACTCAAAGGTCGCCAGTCCCGCAAGGAATCGGTGACCGAGTTCGTCAAGGAGAATCCCAAGTTGCGGCTGGTGGAGTCAGCCCGGGAGACCGAACGCAACATCCGCGAACTTCGCAAGCAGCGTAATGATCTGGTTGAGAAGGGGGCTTCCCGTGAAGCGGTGAAGGCAAAGGAAAACCTGATAACCAACCAGATGAAACGGCTGAACGATCAGGTCAAGAAGTTAGAGGAAACCCCTAGGAAACCTGCAAACTAATCATTTTATTGATTAGTTTTGGTCCAAAAGTCGCCGGATGGTGTCATTGAGGACAATCTCTTCGGTCTTCTTGTAGACCGCCCAGATGCGTCTTTGACCGTGGATTCCGTTCAAAGACCCCTGGTGGCAGTCCTTGCATAGCGGTATGCACAGGTACTGGAGGTGCTGTTCTATGTGATGAGCGTCGCTCGGGCCGGGTTCGCCGCACACCCCGCAGGGTAGTTCCTTTACCCTGGCGAGGTGGCGGCGTTCGGCTGGGGTCAGTTTATTGTTCACTGTTCTCTGCGACCCAGACCAGAGTCTTATCCAACGCCTCTTTAATCTGAACAATGTGCGCGAGAACATCGTAGTTCTTGTGTAGCAACTTATCGTTGAGTTGTCTGAGGTGTTGGTCTACTTCCAGTAGATAAGCAGACCAGTCGTGTAGTTCATTCCTTTGCACGGCGTTTACCTTTCGTGTTCTGAGGGACGATCATGGGCTCCACCAGTTGCGCGATGTAGTCGGCAAAACTCTGCCCCTCGATCCAAACGGACTTGCACCATTGGTCGTCCTTGAGGGCAGAGATCACATCTCGAACTGCTTTGTTGTAACCGCCGTTGAAGGAGTCGTCGCCCTCGATGATGAGGGTGATGGCATCTCGCACCAGGGCTGATGCCTTGCGCTCTCCTGCTGCGGCCTTGAGTTTCTTGTATATCTCCTCGGGCAGATGCACCGAGTACGGGATCAGGCGTTTGTCCATCTTTTGTATTCCTGTTCAATCGCAAACAACTCTTTGGCAGCCGCTGGCCGATCCTTGAGTTCTGTGCGTGAGTTGATTTGAAGCCTCTCCTTGAGCCACTCGATAACGCTGGCCTCTGTTGTGTCCAGAATCTGACCGGTCTCATACAGCCATTCGGCAAACCGATCATCCCGGCACATGATGCCTGCTGCTCTGATGGGATCGCGGCCATGCTCGCGGTCACGGTTCATTGGCTTTTCCTCTTCGTTGAGCCGAACCATGACCACTTGATACCGTGCGCCCACGAAGTCGCGCATGAGTTTGACGGGAATCTCGTCCGGGTGGACGTTCAAGGTCAGGATGTATCCCGTCTTGTCTTGTTTGATGGCGACCTTGACGGCCTCAAACTGAAGGGTTTCCATCACTTGCCGCCACCAAAGACCGCTACGCTGACCTTTGTTTCGGTCAACTTCTGTATTGCTTCAAGGGCAGCAGCCATGCGCTCGGCGTTCTCAATGGCTTTCATAAAGTCCGGCGTGGTCAGGATGTCTTGGGCCTTTCGGTACTTATCCTGCATCTGAAGGACTTCATTCTGAACCCGTTCACTAGCGGCCTTCATAGAACTCAAATCATTCTTGATTGCCCCTCGGAACTCGTTCAGGGTTTTCCTCAGATTGTCGATCGCGGCTTGTGCGCGTTGAGTTGATTCGACTGATGCAATTGTTGCTTCCATGCTCATCTTCCATTGTGAGAACAAGATCATTCGCTCTTCAATGTCATCTCTCTTGAGCGGTGTTGGATCAAAAACTGCGTGTTCTCTGGTCGGTGCTTTTTTAAGCGATGCCAGGAACACCTGCTCAAGAGACAAACAAGAAGGTGCCATCTTGTCGAGTTTTGCGGACAGGGTTTCTTCCTTCCCTGCCCACCACAGTTCACCGGCCTGCACTTGCAACCACCTCGCAAGAGTTGGGGGAGATCGTTCCGCACACCAAAGTGCGCTGTTCCTGCACGTTGTCAGCCTTGTAACCAGAAAGTTTGTAGGCGATAGGCATGGCGTTCTTGAGAATGCCCATTGCCGTCATGCCGCCATCGTTTGCTTTGACAACCGCAGCATCGAAGGCTTCCGCAAACTCAGTAAGAAAAGTATCGGTGTCCAGGCAAGTTGTTTGAATAACAAAGTCGCCTGATCCATTGACATCAGAAAAAATGCGTACCATGTGACCTCCTAGAAGGGGACATCAGAGTCGTCGTAGTCAGCCTTCTCTTCCTGCTTGGCAGGCTTAGGAGCGGCGTCCTGCTTGCGGCCCTGGAGCATCACGTCATTGACGCGAATCTCCATAGCCTTGCGCTCGTTGCCGTTCTTGTCGGTGTACTCGCGCTCGGTGATGTGCCCGACCACGGTGACGGCCTGACCCTTGACCAGATACTGATTCAGGGATTCGGCGCGCTTGCCGTAGATGGTGCAGTTCCACCAGATGGTGGGCTTGTCCTTTCCCTGGCTGTCGGCCACGGAGAAGACGCTGATGGAATCGCCGTTGTTAAGGTGCTTCAGTTCTGCATCTCGGCCCAGGGAGCCAGCGACTGTGATGGAGTTCATTCGGTTTCCTTTGCTGTGAATTTGGCTTTGGCTTCTTTGAACTTGTCGAGCAACTTGTCGTAGGCTGCTGCGTCAATTTCTTTTGCCTTGCTGAAGATGTCTGCGTTGGCCTTGAAGATCGACATCACCTGATCGGTAGAGGTGGCGGTTGACAGGGCGATGGTTGTCATGTCGTTGAGAACACCGAGCCAATCCTCGGGGTTGTCGTTGCCGCCGAGCATGGTGATCTTCATCTTCCAGTCTCGATCCTTGCCCTCGATGACCTGTGGCGTGACGCGCTCTACCTTGGGTTGAGGCTTTGGCTCAGGCTTAGGCTCGGGCTGGGCCTTGGGCTTCTCCTGCCTGTTGCCGTCTTCGTCAAGAGGGAGGTCTTCGCCTGCGTAGATATGCAAGCCCAGACCGTGACACGCGATAGCCTTGACCAAGCAACGCATCATGTTCTTGTTGATGAGGACAGCGTCAGGGTTCTTGGCCGCTTGGTTGCGGTGATCCATGACGGGCAGGTGCATCTTGATGGGCTTGCCGAAAGCGGTGACGGTGCAGGACACCATCATGCTTTCGCCAAACATCTCAGGCGCATGGAACTCCCAGTTCGCACTGGGGTCCGCGCGCATGAGTTGATCTACCGCCCACGACCATGAGAGGTAGGACAGGTTGCCCTTCTTCTCGATGTGCTTTGAGACATTTATTGCGGCCAGTGTTGCGAACTGGTTATCCATTAATTCTTCCTCTTGGTGATGACTGCCTTGCGGGCGGTTACATAGGAGACACCCGTGCGGCGGGCGATCTCAGCAATGGACAGGCTGCGGCTTTCCTTCAAACTGAGCAGGGCTTGCAGGGCATCACGACGCTCCTTCAGAGAAGTCTTGGGCTTCGCTGCCTTTGGCTTCTTGGCCTTCTTGATGATCTCCTCAACCTTCTTAGATGCCTCCTCCTTGCTTACCGTCCGCTCACCAGTGATGATGTTCTGCTCGAAGCGTTGCTGGCGCAGGGCGTTCTGCAACGACAACGCTCGCAGGCTGATGGCTTCCATCAGGAAAGGGAAGTCGGTTTCGGGGATGGAGAGATGGATCATGTTCATGTTGATTCCTTGAGATAGTTTTGGTACTGAGAACAAAAGGCCGAGACTTGGCAGAATGATTCGCACCGAGTCCGACCGCCTTGGCGCACCTCGATAAAGTAGCCTTTACCTGGGTTTGCCTTTTCCGCTTCCTCCTGTGTCTCATGGACACTCTTGGCGCGTTTGCCGCCTTCTTTCATAACGGCATAGGTTGTGGGCTTCTCCCACATTTCTTCAGCGGTGCATTCAGGCATTCCTTCTCCTGAATGAATCGCAAAGAATGCTTCGTTGTGCAGGCGCAGCCGCTCGGCTACATACTGCTCACGCTGTTCATACGGCCACAGCGGGATCGAGATGACCGTGACCGGAGACTTGGGATAAGTGTCCTTGGTCTGTGCATCCCGGCGTGACCAGTCGCGGATGATGGCAACGATCTGCAAGGCTTTGACTGGCTGCTTCTTCACCCGCTCAAGCAACCATGCGTAGGTGTTGAGTTGGTTGTGCCAGTCCTGCTTCTCGTTCATCACGGCCCAGGCACCCGTGACCTTGTAGTCGGAGATGATGGTGCCGTCTTCGTAGACTTCTTGCAGGTCGATAGCGCCGCTGACCTTCCATCCCTCGAACTCGGTGAAGATGCGCTCCTCCACGATATGGTGGGCGTCCTTGCCGTGCTCCAGAACATTGTGGACGGCAGAGCCGAAGAGCGACCAGACCATGTCTGATGCGTCTTCCTCAAGGTCGTCCCAATGCTTGCGCTTGAGGGCCACAATCCTGGGGCTGTTGAGGATTTCGGTGGCGCTGATCTGCGCGTCGCCCTTGCTGTACTGTGGGCGGCGGATCACATTGACGAATGTGTCCGGCAGGTTGAAGTTGTTGGTGAGTTTCATCGCGTCCTTTCAGGTAGGAGGGAGGTGATCCTAACCGGTAGGTCTATGCCTGTCAACACCTTTGTGATATAACAGGTACATGGAATTTACGATGCCCTGGCCGCTGAAGGAACTGAGCCCGAACGCCCGTGTTCACTGGGCGCAGTTGGCGAAGGCGAAGAAGTCTTACCGGCAGGCTTGTGCCTGGACGGCTCTGAGCCAAGGGGCTAGGCCGATTGAAGCCAAGGGCTTGCATGTGACGCTGACCTTCTATCCGCCCAGCCGCAGGGCCATTGATCTGGACAACTGTCTGGCGCGCTTCAAGGCCGGGATAGACGGGCTGGTGGATGTCCTAAAGGTGGACGACAGCAAGTGGCGGATCACGATCCAGAAGGCCGAGGAAGTCGGGGGATTTGTCAAAGTCCAGATTGATCCTTTGCCTTGACCGGTGGAGGGCGGAGCAGGACAATGGGGGTACGGCAGAGATGCCGTGGTTCAAGTTGTTCCTCCTCTCCTTGAAGTTGTGAGTTCCCCCGCTTCGGCGGGGTTTTTTTCGCCTGCTTGACACAGACTAGTAGTGCTTGGTACATTTACCGTACTGCACGAGTGGCATCGAGCAGGAAGAACCGCTAGATCAGACTCCGACCCCGTATGGGGTTCCATCCTGCCACTACAGGATGCGATGCCACCGGGGTCTGTTCTAGCGGTTTTTTTTCGCCCGTACTCCGCACGATAGCAAGCACTCAAACCTTGGTGGCGCGGAAGGGAAGAGGGACACGGTATGCAACCGTGGGTTTAGTGAAGGTGTTAGCAAAGGCTGATTTGCCTGCCGGAACGTGCAGATTCCACCGTCGCCAAGTGGAACTCCCTGGAGGTGGCTCCTCCCTTGCGGTTCAAAACGCAAGCCGACAGCAGTTAAATGGTAAGCCGGAGATCAGCACCGGCCACCTTCACTAAGCCCACGGGCTAGGGGGCAGTTCCCGAACAATCCGTGCGGCTGGTCGTATCGTCAAGCCGGGGGCATACGGTTCAAATCCGTAGCATGACGATCCCTTCGGGGGGTGACGCCTGATCCCTTCCTACCTCCCATCGTGGGGGTAGGGGGGTCTTTGGGTGATAAATACTAAATATATGGGATTGGCCCCTTTTGACGGGGCCTTTTTCATGCCGCCGGGCGTTGGCCTTCTACGGCCTTTGGCGGGACATCTTGCGGGGCGAACAGTCGTCCTTCCTTACCGCACGGCCCACGGGTTCGGTTGTCGATGCAGGTTCCGATCCCCTTGCTGGCGGTGAATGGATTGACGGCGCATCGCATGACCAATGCGCCCGAGTACAGGCGAGGACGGTCGACGCTCGGTCGGTAATGTTTGCACTGCTTACAGAGTTCACGATCCTTGTCCCATGTGTACTGCGGGAGTTTGAACATCCTGTTGATCCTTGATCTGCTGCTCTAGTTGCTTGACTCGTTCGTAGGCGCACATGTAGTGCTCTGGCCCGTGCGCCCAACAGTCGTGGTGGTGACTGCCGATCTGGTTGATGTAGTCGGTGATCTCTTTGGCCAGTCTGTCCCCGTCCAGGGTGAGACGGCCTTCGGGCGTGACGGTATCAACTCTACGCAAGAGTGCATGGCATCGCATGAGGAGGGTGATGTGTTTCATGCTTTCTTTCTTGATGATGATTTGACATTTGCCCAGTTGAAAGACGCGGACATGAGTTCGTTGAAGTCAAACTTCACTCCGAAGCATCCCCGGTAGGTGGTGTTCTCGTTGTCCACAGCCCAGACCGAGTTGTCGTAGATGTAGACGGCCACGGGGGCTTTTATATTCCCTGCAAGGAATGCCTTGCCTGTGGGCGTGACGCGCCACACGCCTGACCTGGGAGCCAGGGGTTCGATCATTCCCCAGTGACTCAGCAGGGCGTAGGTCTTAGACCGCAGCATCCACCTCGGCCCCTGCTTTTGGACATCAACCCAGCCGCTCTCGCCGCCGTGGTCTGAAATCCACTTGATGGACAGAGCCAGGGACTGGTTCAGTTTGATCCGGTAGACCTTGCCAAACTTGTCGCAGACTGGGCAGTCGCCACCCTCACCTTCGATGGTGTGCTTCCACTCATGCCGCAGTTTCTGCAACGGGTCGTCGAAGAAGTCGGGGGTGTCGGTGTTCCTCTTCATCTTGATCTCCTTGTGGATTTACGGGGACAAATTGCAACATGCAGAACCGGCAGGCCCACAGGACGGGCTTCTTGGTTTCCATGTCGTAGTACATGTCAACCTTGCGGTGCTCGCAGGGTTCTTTCTTCATACGATCTTCCTGGGTCGCAGGTAGGCAAGGCTCAGGGCGTGTACCGCTTGCCAAAGATGTTCGATGTCTTCTTCACGTATCGTTGCCCCCCCATTGGCGTGTGTCTCGTTGAGCAGGCAGCAAGTGATGTGATGAAGCGCGTCAACCATGAGTACATCCGGGTCTTCGATTCGTCTGCTTGATTGATCGCTCATGGTTCGAGTCCTTTCTCTTCCATCTTGTCGCGCAGGTAGTCGGCAACTTCGTAGCCACCTGCTTCATCTATTTCTTCTGCCAGTGTCCGGGTGACTTGCGGCCCGTGGTGTTCGAGGACGAAGTCCAGCAGCATGCTGATGGCCGTGTTGTCGGCGCAGTACCGTTCGTCCATCTTCGCGTTTAGTTCATCGATGTTTTCCTTGAGTTTGGTGATCAAG